AGGGCGGATACTAATGTCTAAAGTAAAAATCATCGCGCTGGCTGATGAGCTGGGCAAGACAGTCAACGAGTTGCTTAAAATCAAGTCGTCTAAACTAACGGAGGGCTTGCACTACTCTGGTTATGGCAAGAACACCTATCTCACTGAGGAAGGAGTGGAGATCATAAAGCTGTCGTTTGACGTTCCTCTTGCTGTTCCAGACAAGATTAGGGCGTTAGTTCTTATGGAAGCTCGTAACCCGCGCTGGGTTTACGCCAAGCTGGAAGGGCATCAGGGCAAAGTGCCAGTTGCAATCCCTCGCAAGCTCCGTGGTAAACTGTTGGGCAAACGCATAAATGTTGACGCAATTACAGACGCATCCGGTGGAACTACCTATCGCCATGAAATGCTTGGAGTCTGATATTACATTAGACCCCAAGTGGCAGGACGAACAGGTAGATCGTCTTCTGGGTTTTGAAATTCTGCAACGAATGCTTCACGCTGAGTACCAACCAATTGAAGCGGCTGTCCTAGCCGACAAAGTTGCCATTGATAAAGGCGCAGCCTATCGCATCATTCGCTCTATCGAGCAAAATCTAAATGGAAACTGATAATCAAGAAGCACTTATTTACGTTCAAGACTCGCCAAATGTATTGGCGCTTCGTGATGCGTATGAACGGACAACCACCGACCTCAACTTCTACTTCAATCAATGCGCTGATGCGTATGATAATCGTCGTAACTTGTGGTCTGGTAAGTCTGATGACCTCCGCAAGAATGGCAGTGATGCCTTCCCGTGGAAAGGTGCTTCCGATCAGGAGGCTCATGTAATTGATGAGCGTATCAATCGCTATGTGGCGATGTTCATTTCTGCGCTCAATCGCGCTAACATCCGTGCCTATCCCGTAGAATCGGGCGACATTGGCCGGGCTCGCGTCACTAGCGCATTCCTAAAATGGATGGTAGCTAGTTACATCCCTCAGTTTAAGCGTCAGATGGAGCTGGGTGCTAACTATCTCCTTGAGCGCGGCATAATGATTACCTATGTCGGCTGGCAGAAGGAAGACCGCATCTTCAAGCAGAAGCTCACCCTTGAGCAACTCCAGCAGGTTAGCCCTGATTTGGTAAAAGCCATCCTTGAAAAGCAATCTGACAGTCAACTTGTTGAACTCCTCAAGGGTCAATTCAATGGCATGACCGATCAGAAGGCCAAACGCGCCTTGAATGACCTACGCAAAACAGGAACCGCTGAGTTTCCTATCATCCGTCGTAGCGTTGATTGCCCACTGGTTCAATGTATTGCTCCAGACGGCGATGTTCTGTTCCCCGCCTACACCACAGACCCACAGAAGGTGCCCTATTGCTTCTGGCGCGTGTTAATGAGCGCCCAACAGCTCAAGAACAAAGTTGCTACCGAAGGTTGGAATGAGAGCTGGGTTGATTATGTCATTGAGAATTGCGGCGAAGAAGGCGACCCAATTAACAACAACAGCAACAACACCAACTTCACCTACAAATCCACGACGTATGACGCGAGTGAGCTTTTTGAAGTGATTTATGGCTACCAACGTCTTGTCGATGAGGACAACGCTGAAGGCATCTACTGCACAGTTTTCCATAAAGATGTCATCAGCAAGCCTGATGTCGAGGACTACGCCAAGCATGAGTTGCTTAACGGCTACGAAGACTACCCGTTTGTCGTAACCAAGATTAGCGAAGACAACAAACGTCTCTACGACCTCCAGAGTTTTGCAGATTTGCTCAAGGGCATTCAGTGGCAGACCAAAGTGGAGCGCGATAGCCGTACAGACCGCAACTCTCTCGCCACACTTCCTTGGATTGAGCATCCAATGGGCTTCCCGCCCAGCGATATTCGTCCCGGTGGTCTTCTGCCCTATCGCCGCCAAGGGGAGATTCGTTATGGCCCAACGCCACAATACAATCCCGGCTCCGTGGAGATGGAAAACACTCTCCTCACGCAAGCCGACAAGCTCATTGGCTTGGACGTTGGCAATCCTCTAGCCACAATCCAACAGCAATACTTCGTTGATAAGTTTTTGACGCACGTTAAGGACGTGCTTCGCTTGTCCTACAAGTGCTATCAGCGTTTCGGCCCCGACCAAGTGTTCTTCCGTGTTACAGGCGTGTCTGACCCACAGAAGTTCAGTAAGGGCGACCCCAACGAAAACTTCGACATCATCATTAACTACGACGTTCTTCACAACGACCCAGACAATGTGGAAACACAGCTCGGACAGTTTGTTCAACTAATGCAGCTTGATCGTAATGGCCGTATTGACGTTGATGCGTTGCTTGAAATTAGCGGCGCTGCCATCAATCCTGTCATTGCTGACGCTATCCTGCGTCCACGCGAGCAAGCCCAAGAGCAAGTCGTCAAGATGGTCACAGATGACTTGTCTAAGATTTATGCTGGCATTGAAGTGGGTGCCCGTCCTAACGGCGCTCAAGTCGCTATGCAAGTCTTGCAGCAGTATTCACAGCAGCCTGACGTTATGCAGCGTTTACAGCAGGATAAGGCTTTTGCGGCCCGCTTCCAGAAGTATGCCCAGCAATATCAGTTCCAAATGCAGCAAGCTCAGAACGCGCAGATTGGTCGTATTGGTACGGCTCCTGCCGAGATGGGTGGTATGCAAACTCAGAGTATGCAACAAGCTCCTGCGGGCATGGCTCCCGGTTCACAACAACAGTAATTCATGGACACTAAGAAACTAGAACAGCTCTCACACAACGAAACTTTTGTTGATTTTCTTGAAGAGATTCACGGCACCCGTGAGTCCCTAATTCAGCAATTGCATGATGTGAGTGCTGATCGTATTCAGCAGATTAGTGGGCGCATTCTTCAATGCGACGAAATCCTCGTAGCTGGTGGATTCAATCAAATCCAGCTTCGACGGATGGGACGATAGTGGAGCCCCCGATAGGGATTGAACCTACGACAGCCAGTTTACAAAACTGGTGCTCTACCACTGAGCTACAAGGGCACTAAGACATTTTTGCGTCTGGTCATAAAATAGCAAGGAAAATCTTTGCTATGATGGCCCTACGCAATCGCTGTGGCGTAAAGTCAGCGGAACACAATAATATGTCTAATGTCGCACCGTCCGCCGCTGGGGACGCTAAACCCACAGTGAACAATGAACAGTCTAATATCACGACGAGTCAGTATGCTATTCGTCGTTTGGGTGAGCTTCGCGCCAAACCCTCTACTCCTGTAACACAGAAGCAAGAGATTGACGAAGAGCCCACACCAAAGGCCGAGCCAGAGGACAAGGAAGATTTTGAAACGCCAGACTCACAGGAAGGTGGCGAACCTCAGAATACGACCGATGCCAAAGGCAAGGAAGTTCTTTCACAATTTGACCTAACGGAACTGTCAGATGATGACATTGCCGAGCTTGCTCAAAAAGGTAAATCTGGTCTGCTTAAACGCATTGCTGAACTCACAGCCAAACGAAAAATGGCTGAAGAGCGCATGGCGCAAATGGAGTCCTATCTCCAACAGCAGAGCAATAAGACTGCCCTTGAGCCAAAGGTAGAGAACAATCCCTACGAACACATCAAGACCGCTGACGAACTTGGAAAACAATCCGAGCAAGTTAACGAAGTGATTGAGTGGGCTGAGGATATTCTCGATAAAGCTGAGACTCTTGGATATGAGGATGTTGCCGCCACAGTGGATGGCAAGGAACTCACCAAAGCTGAGGTAAAGGATCATTTACGTCGTGCCCGAAAAGCACGGGATAAATATCTTCCCGCCCAGCAAAAGGAGTTAAACGCTAAGGAACAGCGCAAGTCGTTGCGTTCCGCCTTTGAGAACCAAGCTACAAAAGAGTTGGATTGGCTGTCTTCGCAAGAAGACAATGACGTTCGTCGCCAATACCAAGCAATGATGTCTGACCCACGCCTCAAAAACATTGAGGATGTGATGCCAGAGATTGCTCCCCAACTCCCATACCTGTTGGCACACGCTGCTAACTCGCTGTATGGCCGCAAACTCATTAATCTTGATAAGCCCGGTCACAAGGTCAATCCGCCCGGTAGTCCAGAGTCGTCTGCTGCTCTTAATGAGCGTCCTGCGGCAAAGGGCGAAAAGGCTGTAAAAGATGCCAGAACGCGCCTTATGGACTCAGGAAGCATCGGCGACTATATTGCCTTCCGCACCCTCCAAAAAACCAAACGCAAGTAAACTTTTAATACCATGTCTTTTTCTAATACCTACGATACAACAAATCCGGGCTCCGCTGTTTCTAACCGCGAAGACCTCACAGACGTTCTGACGATCCTCGCTCCAGAGGAAACACCCGTCCTTTCGTCCGCCGCTAAATCCAAAGCTTCCGCCACCTACGTTGAGTGGACTGTTGACAGCCTCGCTTCGCCCACCACAACGGGCGTTTCCGAAGGTGCTGACGTCACATCGTTCACCGACAAATTCTCTAACCGCGCTCGCCTCGGTAACTATATCCAAAAGTTCCGCCGGGATTACATGGTTAGTGATTTGCAGAACGCTGTTGACAGCGTTGGCCCAGCGAAGATTGCCCAAGCCGAAGCGAAAGCTGTCCGCGAAATCAAGCGCGACATCGAAGCTACCCTCTGCTCCAATAACGACCGTTCTGCTGAAGACGGCGCTGGTACGCCTTACGGCCTTCGTGGCCTTGGCGACTGGATTGATAGCGCGGGCCCAGCCGACGTTCCTGCCTCCTATCGCACCCCCGCTGGTTCGATTCAATCTTCTGGCACGACCTTCACGGAAACCGTGTTCAACAACCTCATCACCAGCATCTTCCGTGTTACTGGCATGAGCAATGGTCTGACGCTTGTTGCTGACACCGCGCTCCGTCGCGTCATCAGCGACTTCGCTCGCACCTCCGGTAGCTCTGACTACTCGGTTCGTAAAGTGATGTACAGCGGTGGCGAAGCCTCCATCAAGCTCTCCGTTGAGCTCTATGAGAGCGACCACGGCATCGTGTCCATCGTCAACATGAACCCTGACTGCGCTCCTGACACAACCAACAAAGACACTGGCTACTTGGTTAACCCTGAGTACTACGGTGTTGCTGAACTCATCCCAACTGGCTCGACCCGTCTCCCCAATCTCGGTGGTGGCGAGCGTGGCTACGTTGACTGCGCTCTTACTCTTATCGTGAAACACCCCGGTGCTCACGGCAAGATCACCGCCCTCACATAATCTGAACTAAGGAACCAATAATATGCCTAAACTTACAATCAACGAAGCCGCCTACGGCTTCACTGACGTTATCACCCTCGACTACGCTGATCTCATTGCTCTCGGCACTGGCAACACAAAAGCCATTGCCCTGATTCCTGCGGGCGGCGCGGTTGAACTTGTTGGCGTTCACAAAGCGACTGCTGCTGCTGGTAGCACAAGCACCGTGTTCGACATCGGCACCACACAAGCCACCCCAACAGAGTTCATCTCTTCGTTGGATGCTGACGGCATGACTGTTCCCGTGTACAACACAGGCACAACATTCGTGCAATCGGCTGGTAACACCACCATCAAAGGTGGCGCTCTTCCAGTTAAAGCTGTTGCTGCTGATACGACTGTTTACCTCAAGCTCACTGATGCCGCTGTTGCGAGCCTCACGGCTGGTAAATGGGTTATCGGTCTGCGTATCATGAACCTCGCCAAGTTTGCTTAAGCTAGGCTGAGTTCGTGTTAAAATTGGCCACCTCTTAATTGGGGTGGCCTTTTTGTTTTGCATGAACATCATCCATAAACCACATACCTACTCCAAAGAAGAAATTGATAACGAGCTTCTCAATCTCGTTAAGGAAAGTCTTGTTGAGGAAAAGGCCACAGAGTTTGAGCGTACCAATGTAGCTCGCGCACAAGCCTCTGTGATGAAGAATCACAAGAGCATTCCCGGCTTAGGCAAATGTATAGGCGTCATTCCCGGACGCGAGTATTTTCGACTGGTTAAGAAGTATGGCTATGAGACGGTTCACAGCAAAGACTTCATGCGATTCTTCAATCGGAAGATGCCAGAACTCTCCCCTAACAAGGTATAATGCAAAACAAATCATACTCTGACCTACTGACTCTTGTTCAAGCCCTATCGGGCGTTGATGCGTTCACCACGCTTGAACAGTCCAAGGTGCTGTCGATGGCCAATCGTCGTTTGTACGAAGCCTATGATTTTAGCCCTACTTGGCCACGCTACATCGTAGGGGCTCAGGTTAGGCCAGCCGTCAACAATGTCATTTCCCGCGAGTATGACAATGTTGCGGGAGTTCGCGCCTCTTCGTCTGCTAAACGCAGCACAACCACGGTTACGATTGTTTGCACAGCCGCAGTGACATTTGCCTCTGGCATGAGTGTTACGATTAGCGGTCTTAGTGGCACAGTGACTCCCAACGGCACCTTTACGGTTACTGGCATTCAGACAACGAACGTGGAAAATGACACGTTCACTTACAGCCTGAGTTCTGGCTCAGGTTCTGAGACTTACAGTGGCACCGCTACGGTGTCTCCCGTTGCAATTGCCGACATTGCTGACTTCAATCGTATCTGGAACGCCAATCCATTTAGCACTAACGGATTTTGCGAGTATGAGTTCTTTGTTGATAGCGATGGGGCAACCATCATCAACAATGCTACAAGTAATTTAGGCTTCTGGGTTGGTTACAAGAAAGAATGGCCCGGCCCTTATACGGCTACCTCCACGGACATTCCATTGGAGTTCTTCTATTACGCCGCCCATGCCACTTATGCCGACTTCTTGCGTATGGATGGTCAGGTTGACAAAGCCATTGCAGAAGAGCAAATTGCCATGAACTATCTCATGCTAGAGTTAAGCAAAGCTCAAAATCAGCGCAATAACAATGCTTTGTTTCGCCGCATTTCTACCTACGTTTCAACACAATCCCGTCAATGAATAATTCCCTCGTTGTTAATCTCTATCCTTCGCCAACTGGTGAAACGGACGAACGCCTTGCGGTTAGCACGGCGGTAGTTAGTCTCACTAATGCTTGGTCGTCTGCCAAAACCAAGTATGTCCTCATTGATATTCAGGGCGACGATGTGATGGTGACGTTTGATGGTAGCAATCCTAGCTCCACCAATGGTCATCTATTCAAGAAACTCACCCCTCCGTTCTTCTGGAACAAGAACACGGCTATGGCGGCTAAGTTCATCCGCTCTGCTTCTACAGACGCTTCGGTTCAGGCAACCCCTTTCACCGTCTAATTATGTCAAACTCACGCATAGTTAATGGGCCAATGCAGGTGCTTCCGGTTAGCGGAACGTCCATGCGTACGCTTTCCGTTAGCGGAACAGCTACCAATTTCATCGTTGCAGCCCTCAATGCCAACACAAGCCATGTCTATTGGACACTAGCTGGTGCTGACATTCGACTCACCATTGATGGTAGCACCCCAACCACTTCTGTTGGTCATATCTTCAAAGATGGTAATAGCGGCATCTGGAGCGCGGGCTGGGCTAAGAATGCGAAAGTCATTTCGGTTAGCGGTACTGGTGTTTTCACGATTAGCGAACTCAACTACATTTAATCATGTCCGGCATTTTTGACCAAATCATTAACTATTCTCCCCCGCTAACTGTTAGCGGAACGGTCAATTATAAAGGAACATGGGACGCTTCTGCAAATAGTCCAACCTTAAACAACCCTCCTGCGGCATCTACCAAAGGCGACTATTACGTTGTTAGCGTAGCTGGCACACAGTTTTCGATTAGCTTTGCTGTTGGTGACTGGATTATTAGCAATGGTACGGCTTGGGAGAAGGTGGATTTGACGGACGCTGTTTCTAGCGTATTTGGTCGCACTGGGGCTGTTGTTGGGGCGAGCACGGACTATTCGTCTGTTGGCCTTACAGCGACAGCCATTGGGGCTTCTAGCCCATCTACGGGTGCCTTTACAACCGTCACGGCAAGCAGCACCATCGCGGCTACTGGTGCAGTGACAGGTAGCAATCTTAGTGGCACTCATAGCGGAACATCTAGCGGTACAAACACAGGTGACCAGACCATCACTCTTACAGGCGGTGTCACAGGTAGCGGTACAGGCTCATTCGCGGCTACCGTAGTGACCAATGCCAACCTCACTGGCGCGATTACATCGGTTGGAAACGCCACCTCGCTCGGCTCTTTCTCCTCGGCCAATCTTGCGTCTGCGCTCACAGATGAAACAGGAAGCGGCGCGAACGTGTTTGCCACTTCTCCGACCATCGTCACTCCAGTCATCGCTCAAATCAACGATGCAAGCGGCAACGAGACGCTAAAGCTGGCCTCGATTGCGAGCGCGGTGAACGAGGTCACGATTGAGAACGCCGCGACTGGAAATGCGGTTCACATCACGGCAACAGGTGGCGACGCTTCCGTCGGTCTGCATCTAGCTGGCAAGGGCGCGAGCGGCTACGTCAACGTGCAGGACTCGGTTGATGGCACGAAGCGCATCATGTTTAACGCTGCGGGCGGCACAACGAACACGCGCACGATGTTGTCGAGCACGCAGACCGTTGACCGCACGATCTCACTGCCAGACGCGACGGATACTTTGGTTGGTAAGGCCACGACGGATACGTTGACGAACAAGACGCTCACAAGTCCGACGCTGACTACGCCCATCCTCGGCACACCTCAGAGCGGCACGCTATCGAGCTGCACAGGTTTGCCCATCAGCACAGGCGTCAGCGGTCTCGGCACGGGCATTGCAACGGCATTGGCAGTCAATGTAGGCACAGCGGGAGCACCCGTGGTTAATGGCGGTGCATTGGGCACGCCAAGCAGCGGAACAGTGACAAACCTAACGGGTACGGCGTCAATTAACATTAACGGAACCGTAGGAGCTACCACGGCTAATACCGTAGCAGCTACGACGTTGGCTGTTAGCTCCACGTCGTCGTTTAGCACTTCGGCTCCTACTGTTCCCGGTGGGTTTATGTTCCGAAACCGCATCATCAATGGTGATATGCGTATTGACCAAGCAAATGCGGGAGCGGCTGCAAGCGTCTCTGTCACTGGACAAGTTTATTCAGTGGATCAATGGCTTATTCGCGGCACCGCTTCGGCGGGGGTATTTTCTGCCCAGCAAAGCACAAGCACTCCTCCAGCTGGCTTCACAAATTTTCTTCGTATTACCACAACGACAGCCGACGCATCCCCAGCCTCAGGATCGGGTTATTTTTTCAGCCAGTTTATCGAAGGCTTAAACTGCCAAGACCTCCAATTTGGTTCGGCGGGCGCCAAAACAATAACAATTTCATTTTGGGTTCGTTCGTCTCTTACGGGTAGTTTTTCTGGAGCAGTCTGGAACATGGCGGCAAATCGCTGTTATCCTTTCTCGTTTACAATTAGCTCGGCAAGCACTTGGGAACAAAAAACAATCACTATTGTAGGTGATACTACCGGAACTTGGCTTACTGATACTGGCATAGGTCTTCGCCTTTCATTCGATATGGGCAACGGTTCTACATTCCGAGGAACTGCTGGCGCTTGGACTGGAACTTCTAACATTATTGGCGTCACTTCTGCCGTTCGTGTTATCTCTACTCTTTCTGCAACATTTGACCTCACCGGAGTCCAGCTTGAAGTTGGTAGCGCAGCAACTCCATTTGAGGTGCGCGACTACGCCACTGAGTTAGTGCGGTGTCAGCGGTACTACGAAAAATCATACAATGTTGCAACGGCTCCTGCTACCGCTACTTCTGTTGGTGCGATGTGGTACTACATTGCAGCTGTTGCTAGTGGAGATGTCTATGCTAGCATTTCATTCAAAGTTAATAAACGCAGCAATCCAATTGTGACGTTTTACGGGTACTCAGGTGGCTCGGGTAAAGCCTCTCAAAATAGTAATGGTGCTGATTTAGCAGCAAGTTCTGCGGTTTCTTCATTGCCGGGTGAATCGTCGGTTCGCGTACAAAACTCTAGCGGTGGCGCCTTGGCTCCGGGTGGAAGCTGTTTAGGTATGCACTACGTTGCCGACGCACGCCTATAACCATGAGCGGAACCACAGACACGAACTGGCGCAGCTACGTTGGCCCTGCGGACAACGGCAAGCTAGTTACGTCCGATGACTGGCAAGCTCCAAGCGACCCTAAGCAATGGGACGACTTGTTTAAGTGCAGCAATGTTACCAACCTTACGGCTCGCGGGTTAACCATTCCTTCTAGTCGTGAAGACTCGATTGATTGTGTGCGTGGTAGCAACTATTGCTTCCAATCCTGCACGATAGAAGGCTCAACGACAGTTAAAGGTAGCATTGATGGTCTGAGACTTTCCAATTGCGTCATCAGTGGTACGGTGGAACTAGGGCAATATGACAACTATTGGACTAAAGGCCGCGCTCCCACTAAGGGCATATCTCTTGTAAACTGCTGCTCTCCGGATGGTAAGCCAATTCGCGTCAAACTGTGGGACGCTGAAATGCCCGTAGTGCTGAATACCAATGTAAAAGTCATCAAGATACCAAAGTTTATTTGGTTTCCATATTTCCTGTTTCGTCGTCTCACCAATCCTAAAGCCGCATAAGCCATGTTTCCTATCGCTGAAATTCTAGGTATTGGCACGAAGCTCATTGATAAGCTCATCCCCGATCCCGAAGCTAAAGCTAAAGCTCAACTTGAGTTGGCTCAATTGGCTCAGAATGGGGAGTTGGCGAAAATGAATGCGGACTTGGAAGCCTACAAGACCGAGCAAAACAATCTTACGGATAGGTTGAAGGCAGATATGGCAAGCGACTCATGATGTCTAAGAACATTAGACCCATGACTTTAGCTGCAATACTCACCGGCTATTTTATCTTCGCGGGCATGAGTGCTTTTGGCTATAATGCTAATGAGTCTTACGTTTCGCTGCTTGGGCAATGGGGTATGCTCATAATGTCGTTTTACTTCGGTGGACGTACTTTAGAGAAGATCATGGAAATGAGGGCTAAAAAATGAGTGAAGAAGCCGCTAAATCAGCCCTTGTAGAAAAGGCAGCATTCGCTGTATTGCCTATCTTGTTTTCTTGTGTGGTTTACTTGATGTCATCGCTCTCCAGTCTTTCAAGAGAGGTTACTATTCTAAAGCAACAGGTGAGCCTTGTTGTAACCTCGGACAACAAACAGGCGACTAATACCGGAGCTGAACTTGCCCGCGAGAAACTGCGGCAAGACCTTGAGAAAGAAATCCAGCATAACCGAGACATGATTTTCGACAACCGTCAGACCATTGCCGTTCTCAACGAACGCATCGTCGCACTTAAGAAATGAACTCGCACGAGAAAGACATCCTAACGGCGGCTATACCCACCACAGCTTCGTTCACTTTGAGCCAAATTAACAGCTTAGTTGGCATCATTGGTGGTCTTATCGGCATTGCCTACCTAATTTGGAAGTGGCGCAAAGAAGCCAATAGGGTCTAGAACCCTGTTTCCTTGCGATTTAAGGACATTTGACGTATGAACCCACGTAATCTACCGTGTAATAGCCCAAGGCGCGATATTAAAGGCGGAAAGAAGAGCGTTGTCCGCGCCTGTGCCGATGGCAAGTCTAGGGTGATACGTTTTGGTGACGCCAACATGACGATCAAGAAAAGCCAACCCGCACGCAAGAAATCCTATTGCGCTCGTTCTGGCGGCATCAAAGGCACAACAAACAAGCTTTCAGCTAACTATTGGAGTCGCAAGGCTTGGTCGTGTTAAAATAGGCCCATGAGCGTTAAAGGCGAAAAGTATAAATCGAAGAAGCAAATGATGAAGCATGAGCGCGGCGAAAGCAAGCGGCAGCGCAAGATGGAATATGGCGACCCCAAGATGGGTTACGGTAAACGCAAGGCTTGCTAATCATGCCCCTTACCAAAAAGGGTAAGAAGATTAAGGCGGCCATGCTTGAGAAGTATGGCAAGAAGCGGGGTGAAGCTGTGTTCTACGCATCCCGCAACAAGGGCACAATAAAGGGCGTGGACTACAAGCGGCGCAAGGTATAATGGGCCAATGGCTCGTTATAATAGCTTCGGCGAAAAAGATAGTCAATTTAATGATGAGGTAGATGTTGGGTTTTCCCGCATCAATGCTCGGCTACGTCCCGATCAGCTAAAGACTGGCGAGTTGGCTGTGTCCATTAATGGACGCATGGACATTGACGGAGCTTGGCAACCACGCAAAGGAGCCAACGCTTTTGGGCCAGAGCTAGGCGATAGCAGCGAGGCGCTCATTGTCTCGTTTTACATTTGGACTAATCGCACCATTAGCAGTGCAACCCGTAGCACAACGACAATCACCATCACCACCTCGGTCAATCATGGATTTTCGAGCAACACGCTGGTTGGCATTTACGGACTCACTGGTACGGTCAATCCTAACGGCAATCGTACGATCACCGTAACTGGATTAAACACATTTACATTTACAATTGCGGGCTCTACTGGTAGCGAAACCTATTCGATTGGCGGCACCAACTACGCCGGAGCCCCATTCATCAGCAGCAACATCAACAACGCCTACGGCTCTTGCTTGTTTTCTGACCCATCGGATGACAATGACGAGTATTTCATCATTGCCCTCAATGCCAAGGCCATTGCGGTAAACTGTTTAACTGGAACATCCACTGACATCGCCTATCCAGCCAACATCACCATCACAGATGACGTTGAGATGATTCAAGCGTTCAACAAGGTGTTCATCTTCCGGGATGGACTTACAGCTCTTTCTTGGAATGGTAGTCTTGTAAGTAGTCCAGCTTTTGTTAAGGTGGCCAACGGCACCTACGCCAACACGGTGTATTACGATGCGGCTAATAACACAACCATTACGGATGGTGTGGCGACGGTTAGCGAAACAGCGCACGGTCTTTCTGTTGGCCGCCAGATTTTTGTGATAGATAATGGCACAACTAATCTAATAGAAAATGGTGCTGGATACACGGTTGCGTCAGTTCCAAACGCCAATAGTTTCACCTTCTTTGCTCAAGTTGCAGATCACGCAGCCCACAAAGTCATTTATTCCGTGGCCCAGTCTCAGGGCATTGGCTTTGTTCGTATGCCCGCGCCCCCGTGGGGAGTCTATCACCAACGCCGCATCATTGCCCCCTACTACTACACCTCTACGGGCACATCTGGTAGTGAAACAATCACTAGCCGAAACGTGCGAGATGAGCTAATCTTCTCGGATGTTTTCGATTCAGATACTTATGACCACATTCAAAATCAGTTCAAAGTTACTGCGGGTATTGCGGACTATCTCCAGTATGTCCATCCATTCACCGATGACAATGCTGTGGTGCTCAATCGCAATAGCATTCATCTTCTTAGCGGACTATCAGGTAGCCTGACAGACATCACGCTCAAAGAAATTACACGCGAGGCCGGGCTTGTGGCCCGTCGTTCCGTTGTAACCATTGCCAATCAAATATTCTTCCTTTCAGACAACGGTGTTTATGCAACAGCCTTCGGCGACCTTTATAACCTTCGCGGAGCGGGACTCCCTTTGTCTGACCCAATTGACCCTATCATCCGCCAAATTAACAAGGCGTATGCTGACAAGTCGGTAGCCATCTACCACAATAATCGCTACTACATTGCCGTGCCATTAGGTGCGTCCACCTACAACAACGCAATCCTTGTTTACAACCTGCTCAATCAGGGCTGGGAGAGCGTTGATATCATTGACCAACAGGGTTGGGACGTAGCCAATTTTATTACTTCTGGAGCTGGCGGCGTCAACCGTCTATTTGCCATCAATCGCTTTGGCGGCATCAATGAGCTTGAAACTCGCGTGGACGACGTTGATAATATTTATAGCTTCCCCGGTGTTCCTGCTGGTTTCTACCATATTGAATCTGAAGCGTTAACCCGTGAGTTTACTTTCCAGAGCCCTGAGCGCAAGAAGTTTAACAGCTTTGAAATCCATACGGAATCTAGCGAAAGCAACAACTCTGATGCTATGATTGATGCTGTGTCCGAAAACTTGGACAATGACTTTGAACTTGGAACTATTTCTGGCATTCTAGGTGAAGTGCTTCCAGTGAGCGAAGACGCATCCTTGCGTGGTAGAATTGGCAACATTCGAGCCTACGGAATGCAACTTCGATTTACTCCGACTGCTGGACGACCCAAGTTGCGTTTGGTAAAGCTCACAGCATCACCTACATTCAGAGCCTTAACACAAGCCTCATAACATGGCAATTCTATCTAAAGGAGCAACGATTGTTGCCGACACACAGGTTAGCGCAACCAACCTAAATAACTTGGTTGACGCTGCTACGTTTGTATCTGGTGCCGTTGATGGTACAACGACACAGCTTTCTGGTGGAGCCATCATTGTTAAAGATGGCGGTATCACTCCATCTAAACTAAGCACAGGTGGCCCTAGTTGGACAAGCGGTGGTACGGTCTCTGCCACAGCGTTCTCTGGCCCTCTTACAGGTAGTGTTACATCTAGCATCGCTGAAATTACCCTGCTCAAACTCACCCCTGAATTGGGCTATTCCACGGGTGGCACTATCACCTTGTCTCTTTCGACTAGCAGCAACGCTAAGATTGAACTTACAACAAATGCTACGTTTGCCCTATCTGGTATTGCATCTGGTCAAGTGAACATCGTGGCACTAAAGAACGCTACGGCTGGAACCCTTACGACTAGCTGGCCAGCTTGGACATCTGCTGGTGGCAGTTTCCCTGCTTCCCTTACAGCGGGT